GGAAAGCTACGCCACAGCAAGGGCGTGAAATTTGTTGACAAGTGGTTGACTGACGAACAGCTTCAAAGGCAGAAGGCAGAAGGCAGAAGGCAGAAGGCAGAAGGCAGAAGGCAGAAGGCAGAAGGCAGAAGGCAGAAGGCAGAAGGCAGAAGGCAGAAGGAAACAACTCCCCCTGTTCTAACGGAGGTTAGTTATGGCGAGTATCCAGGTTGCGCGACTGAAGGACGGTAAACGCCGGTATCGTGTACGGGTACGGGTGAACGGATACACCAGCTCTGCGACATTTCGGCGCCGATCACACGCCGACCGCTGGGCGGCGAATGAAGAAGAACGGGCCTATTCAGAACGGCTTTCACCTTTGGAGCAGTCTCAGGTGCGACGCTTTGCCGATGCGGTCGAGAAGTACGAGCGCGAAGTGCTGAAGCACAAGGCGCGGAACACCGAACGGCAACAGCGGCAGCAGCTGGCGTTCTGGAAAGGCATGTTTGCCGAGCGCGTTCTGGCTGATCTGGATTCGTCACTGATTGCCGAGGCAAAGACGGTGCTGGCACCACGGGGAAATACCACGATCAACAGCTACCTGGCTGTGCTGTCGCACCTGTTCACCATGGCAGTCAAGGAATGGAAATGGTGCCCGACCAATCCCGTCCGGGACGTGTGGCGCTTACCCGAGCCGAAGGAGCGCGTCCGTTTTCTCTCCAGTGAGGAACGGGCAGCGCTTCTTTTTTATGTCCGGCGCGCTCCCTGTGCTGCACTCCACCCGATTGTGGTCATAACCCTTTCCACCGGACCGAGGAAGGAAGAGATCCGGACACTGCAATGGAAGTACTACAACCACCAACGGGGCGAGATCTACCTGGAGGAAACGAAGAACAAGGACCGGCGCAAGGTGCGATTGTTCGGCCAGGCCCGGGAGATGATGGCGGAACTGTACCGCCAGCGCGTACCAGGATCACGCTACGTGTTCCCGTCACCCAGGGACAAGGACACACCAACCGATATCCGTTACAGCTGGGAGCTGGCGCTCGAACGTGCCGGGATAGAGAACTTCTGTTTTCACGATCTGCGACACTCGGCGGCGTCATACCTGGCCATGCAGGGCGCGACGCTCACCGATATCAAGGAAATACTCGGACACCGCACCATCATCACGACGCAGAAATACACACACCTTACCGAGTCGCACACCGGAGCACTGGTGGAGAGAATGAACCGGGCAATCTTCTAAAAATACGCATGGCGTATAAAACGAAGGATAAAAACGATGAATAAGGAAGAATTGACGGCAGCGCGTGCAAAACTGGGCCTGAATATGTCCGAGATGGCCATGGTGTTAAAAACACCATACCGAACCTATCAGGACTGGGAAACAGGGAAACGCAGAATACCCGGGATCTGCGCCTGTGCGGTCGAGCTGCTGCTGGTGAAAAATACCTGGACAATGGAGAGAATCAAAACGAAGCTGGACAACCTCGACCTGACAGGGGGCGCGCGTGACAGTCAAGAAAATGCTATTAAGAATCGATGAAGCAATGATTATTTTGAACTGTTCCAGGGACACTATCTACCGATTATTACGGCAGAAAATGCTTATTGCACACGCTCCAGACGGGAAACCAACAAAAAACCGTACAAAAATACTCGCGTCTTCCGTGGAAAAATACCTGCAAGCTGGCGAAATACCTGCAAAAGCCTTTAAAGGTCGTGACTGATTTTTTGTTGCATGGTGTCGCATTGAGTACGGAAGTACGTTTGCTTTCCGATTTTCTCCGGCGTATAGCTTTCCCCTGACAACGGGGCCTTGTCCCAGGTATTCGGTCACTCCTCCTGGCCGGTACCTGGGACGCTTTTCGCGGGGGGAAACATGGACGGTGCAAAGATCATCAAGCTGTTTAACGATGCAAAGACCACACGGGCACCACTCGAACCAACCTGGCGCGATTGTTTCAAATATACCTTCCCATCACGCGGCACACAATTCACTCAAGCAATCACATCACCAGCCACCACGGCCAAGGCCGAACAGGCTGAAATCTACGACTCGACAGCAGCCGACGCCTGCAAGACACTGGCAAGCGCCCTGGTGTCGGGACTCACCCCGCCAAATTCGAAGTGGTTCGGCTACCAGGCAGACGGTGACGAGTCGGACGACTCGGAAATCAACCGCTGGCTCGATACGAAGACAACCAAAATCCACGGCATGATTCACGCCTCGAACTTCGATGCACCGGCTTTCGAGGCAAAGATCGATGCAATCAATGCCGGTTGGTTCGTCATGTACACCGAGCAGGGCGTGGATACGCCGTACAACTTCGAACTGTGGGACGTGGCCCGCTGCTACATTTCATCCAGCCGCCGAGGCGGTCCCATTGATACGATTTACTATCACTTTTCACTCACGGCAGAGCAGGCTGCCACCGAGTACGGAGAAGACCAGCTTCCGGAGCGGATACAGAAGGCCCTGGCAAACAATAAGCCGTTGACCAGGTTCGAGTTCGTCCAGGCCATCTATCCAAAGCCGAAGGAAAAAGGCAAGCGTCGGAAGAAAGACGAGATCATGCCCTTTGCCTCCTGCCACGTGGAGACAGTCAGCAAGAAAGTAGTGCGTGAGAGAGGCTATCACGAGTTTCCTTGTGCCGTTCCCCGCTGGCTGAAGGTGCCCAATTCACCCTATGCGGTCGGGCCGTTTTCCGATGCTCTTCCTGACACCAAGACGCTGAACGAAGCAAAGCGCCTTTCTCTTGCCAACGCCGATATGGCCATTGCCGGAATGTGGGGCGCGGTTGACGATGGAGTGCTGAACGCCAAGACAGTCCGGATCGGCGCGCGGCGTATCGTCTTCATGGCCAAGAAAGACAGCTTCTTCCCGCTTACACCAGGCGGCAGTTTTGACCTGGGCGCGATCATCACCCAGGATCTGCAGAAGAGCATTCGGCGGATCATGAACGCCGACATGCTGGAAACGAACATCGAGGGAGCCGCCAAAACCGCCACGGAATGGCACTACCGGGTAAACCTGATTCGCCAGCTGCTCGGTCCGATGTATGGACGTATGCAATCCGAGTACCTGCAGCCGCTTATTGCGCGATGTTTTGGTATCGCCTTGCGTGCCGGCTGGTTGGGTGAGCCGGGCAGTATACCCGAGGCGCTACGCGGGAAGAATATTCGTCTGAAGTACATCAGCCCGTTGGCCAGGGCGCAGAAGCTGGAAGATGTGGCGGCCATGGACCGCTTCGAGCAGGACCTGTTCAGTAAAGCCAATGCCCAGCCGGAAATCCTCGATATCTACGACATGGACGAGGCACAGAGGGAGAAGGGCCACCTCCTGGGAGTGCCGGCACGACTGATCCGGGCACAAGACAAGGTGAAGGAGATCCGCGAGGCCAGGGCAAAGAGAGATGAAGAAAGACGCCAGGCGGAAGCAGCAGCTCAACAGAACAGCGTGCGGGAACGCATGACACGCCAGCAGCAGGCGGCATAAGGGGGAAACGTGGCAAAGGAAGAAGACAAAACAAGCAACGCGGTGCTGACGGTACACAGCCCGCTTCATATACCGGACAAATGTTATCAGCGAGTGTTTCAGGAAGACGGAGACGGCAGCGGGATTTTCGACGAACTGGCGACCCTCTTCTATGACCGTCCTTCCTATACTCCAGGCGATCCGCCGGGGACTGCCGAGTTTAAAGAAGGGCAACGCAGTGTCATTTTTTACCTCATGCAGCGCATGGGGCTACCACTGAAGGGGGTTTGACATGCAACATAAAGTCGAGACACGAAAACGATTTGTCGAGGGCGAGGGCTGGATCGTCGAGGATGTGCCAGTCGGAACACCCACGGAACCGGGACAGGCTGTTGTCAGTAGTCCGGAACAGCCACCGGCACCGGTTGTGGTTGTTGCCAGCCAGGTGACGCTGGCCGTGGCGCAGGAAGTTATTGCCGCGCATGGCATGGTTGCCGTGCCGTTTTCCTTCCTGAATGCGGAGCAGCTGGAAGAGCTTGGCAAGGAAAAGGAAGAAACAGTCCAGCCGGATGTCAATGGCAATAAATCACCCGAGTATGGCGATACCTCAACCATGAAGGCAGACCAGGCAATCGTCACGCTACAGCTGGCCGCTGATTTCAACGAACTGAACGCCCTCACAGCTAACGAGACACGAAAAACTGTTCTGGCAGCTGCAGAGGCGCGGGCCGAAGAGCTGAAGGAGGCCGGCAAAGAATGAAAGTGTTGCAGATAATCGGACAACGCGAAAGCGCCCGTTTTCTACTGTACAAGGCAGCCCTGGCCGGTGACGACGAAGGCGGCGCTGCCGGAACCGGCGGCGGTTCTGACGGAACGATTCTGAACGGCGGCGCAGCCGGCGGACAGGAGGCGTTCGAGATCCCGGAAAAGTTCCTGGTCAAAATGGAAGACGGCCAGCCGGACTACAAGGGAACCCTGGAGAAGATGGGGGTTTCCTATCTCTCCCTGGAAAAGCGGATGGGCGCCGGAGAGGCCCCACCGGAAACACCTGACAAGTACAAGCTGGAAACGTTCCTTCCGGAAGGCTACGAAGTGAAGCCGGAAGCCATTCAGCCAATCCTTGCGAAGTTCCACGAAGTAGGTCTGAACAACAAGCAGGTGCAGTCGGTCATGAATATTTTCGGTGAGCGCTTGACGGAAGGACTAGCTGCTGAAAAGGCCGGCCATGAAGCAGGCATGAAAGTGCTGTCCGAGAAGTGGGGCGACAAGTTCGACGATAATGTCCACGCGGCGAACGCTTTTGTTGCGGCTTATGGCGACGATGAAGAGCGCAAGATCCTGACCGATAATCCGAAATACGCAAACGATCCGGTCCTGCTCAACATCTTTGCCAAAGCCGGGATGGAGCTACACCGCGAGGATAATCCGGCAAATGAAGGTGGCGCAGTTGATGGCGAAACCCTGGATTCACTCACCAGTCACCCGGCATACATGGACAGCAAGCATCCAGAGCACCGAAACATCAAGGCAAAAGTCAACGCACTGTACGCCAAAGGAGCAAAGCGCACCAAGTAACACCACATAGCGGGACAATGCACCGACACCCCGCACACGAAACAGCAACACAGGCCCGTCACGCGGCGGACAACCTGATGGGACAGTATCTAAGTCAACCAAACCATTGTAAGGAGTCCGCCATGTTTTCAAAAATCAGGCATTTTATTCATTTCTACGTTCTTTTCTTTCTCTCCGGAGGCTTTCGGCTCTACCAGGACCCACGCCCCGGCGACGACAACACCCTCAACCATTACGTTAACAAGTACGACGACGATCTGAAGCTAACCTTCCAGCAGAAGCAGTCCCGCCTGGAGGGTACTGTAACGGCCGATTACGGCGTCGTTGGTCATGCAAAATCTTTCGATACTCTCGGACAGGCCGACATGGAGCCGGTCCAGACCAGAAACGAAGATATCCACCACCAGAACCTTCCTGCCGGTCGTCGCTGGATCGATCTGACCGACTTCGACTGGGCCGACTACGTGGACAGCTTCGACAAGCTGAAAGTGTTGGAAGATCCGACCAACAAATATGTAATGGCCGGTAACGCAGCCGCCAACCGCCGCAAGGACAAGACCATCATCGACGCCGCCCTGGGAAGTGCCCGCGAGACAACCGGCTACGGCTCCAGCATCGTCACTTCCATGGTTGCCCTGCCTGCAGCGCAGAAAGTCCTGCACGGTGGTACCAACATCACCCTGGCGAAGATCCGGACAGCAAAGGAAATCCTTGATACAGCCGAAGCCGGCAGCACCGAGGAAGGCGGAGAGCGCACCCTGGTCATTACTGCCAACCAGCTGAACGTGCTCCTGGGCGACTCCCAGCTTACCAGCTCAGATTATAACAGCATCAAGGCTCTGGTTGACGGCAACGTCAATCACTTCCTGGGCTTCGAATGGAAGCGAGTGCAGTCCCTGCCGAAAACAGCCGGCGGTGTACGGTCCTGTGTCGCTTATGCCAAGGAGGCCATGGGCCTGGGCGTCGGTGAAACGGTGAAGACGGACGTTTCCCAGCGCAAGGACAAACGCGGTCACCCCTGGCAGGTATACCTGATGATGTCAATCGGCGCGGTTCGCGGCATCGACGCGGGCGTCGTAGAGATCCAGGGCCAGGAATAATTCTGTAACGGCAGGAGCGAGGATTGAGGAACGAGGATAACCTCGAACCTTGATCCTCGGTCCACGAACCTTTCAAGGAGTTATCTATGAAATTGTCAATCTTTGTATGTGCCACTTCGCGGATGCTTCAGTACCGCGACCCGAAGGCCGGTGCAGTCACCACTGAAACCTCAACTGAATACGCCAATGAAATAGCGTCTCCGCCGGTCAAAGCCCCATCGAGCACCAAGGGCGGAAAGCAGCGTATCGCCAATTTTACCTTCACCCAGGGCGCGGCTGCAGGCGACGCGAACAGCACCGCAACGCTTGCGATCTTGCCGCCTGGGAAAGTCCGACTGCTGAAACCGGAAAGCAAGTTCGTCTGCTCGGCATTCGGCGCGGCCCGGACGCTCGATATCGGGTATCTCGCCCATACCAAGCCGGACGGGACCGCTGTTGCTGCATCGCAGGATACGATTCTCGACGGTGCCGACGTATCGGCAGCGGCAAAGGTTGAATGCGGAGCCGGGACGAATGGACTCGGGACCGATCCTTCCATCCTTTTCGAATCAAAGAGCGGCGTCGTTATTCAGGCGATTTGCCTGGGTGGCACCATTCCCGCCGGAGCGACCCTGAAGGGATATTTCACCTATATCGTAGAGTAAGAAACGGGGGAGGGGAAACCCTCCCCTTTCTTTTTGTGGAGGCAGTGCGTGGAACCATCCCTTGAAATAATCAACCAGGCGCTCGGATACGTTGGGCAGGAATCAGTCAGTGATATCAACGAAAACAAGTTCTCTCGCCTGGCCGGGGTGTTCTGGCTGTCCTCGGTCCGCCAGGTGCTGCGGGCGCATCCGTGGAATTTTGCCATTACCCGGGTAATGCTGGCGCCGATGGCTGATGCACCGCCATCCGGATATTCCGCACAGTTCGCCCTGCCTGCTGATTATCTGCGGTTGATGGAAGTGTCCGAGCGGGAATATCGCCTGGAAAGGAAGCGGATTCTCTGTGATTCGGTTTCTATCGCCGTGAAATATGTTGCCATGGTTACCGACATTACCCTGTTCGATTCCCTGGCCGAAGGTGCGCTGATCCGGCTGCTTGCCCACAAGCTCGCCTATCCGATCACCAAAAGCACCACCCAGCAGGATGCGCAATGGTCAGCCTACACCCAGGAACTTGCCATGGCGCGAATCATTGACGCGCAGGAAGACCCAGCAGAGGAAATGGAAGAGTCCTCTTTGATCACATCGAGGGGCTGATATGGGAAAAGTCAGAATCCTGCAAAGCACATTGAACGCCGGGGAACTGTCACCCACGCTGCACGGACGCCCTGAGATACCGCGTTATCAGAACGGCCTGGAGAAGTGCCAGGACTTTCTGCCGTTGGTGACAGGTGGTGCAACCAGACGCCCAGGAACGCGCTACGCTGCCCAGGCTCTGGCCTCAACGCTGCGGTTTATCCCGAATAATATCGTTATCGGGACGGACCTGGTTGGCTACATCCTGGAGCTGACCGACCAGAAATGCCGGTTTCTTACGGGCGGCAGCCTCATACTCGATGAAGGCGTGCCTTACGAGATAGACACGCCTTTCACCGCTGCACAACTTCCAAGGGTGAATTACGATTCCCTGGATAATATCCTCTACCTGGTGCATGGCACCCACTGTCCGCGTCGTGTGATCAGAACCGACGACACCGACTGGACCCTGGAAAATGTTCCGTTCAGCAAGTTTCCGTACATGCGGCCGCCGAAAACGGAAGAGATCACGCTTGCCCCTTCGGCAACAAGCGGAGATATCACTCTCACAGCCAGTGC